ACGGCCATTGAAAGTTTATCAGTTCCTTTGAATGTATCTTGACTATTGTAAATACCCATGAGCACTAAGTTCTTACTTTTGTCGTAGTGTCCTTTCACCATACCAAAGGATATCGAATGACTTGTTAGGTCATTAAAGACAAATTCCATTAGGGTTGTCTTGCCCGTTGCAGGCTCACCCCCAATTGCTATACACTTTAAAGGTTTATCCAAAAGTGGCCCTTGTCTAAAAAATCCCCATACAGTTCTTTCTTAATTTTTTTACTTTCTGCTAATTTAGGGTGAAGTGTTTCGTTTCTGCCGTCCCAAAATACTTGCCAATCAATACCAAACCAATCATCTTGTTCAACTTGCAATATTTCTTCTGCTTGTCTGTCTAAATAATAGCCTAAATACCTGCTATCGTGCCTTCTGAATATCTTTTTAAAAGAGCAAAGGCTAGTTTCCATTGTATAGGGGCTTGTTCGTACTTTGTATGTTTCTGCAACTTCTTTTTGTATTTGTAGGCCCTCATATTCTAAATAAGCAATAGTGTCGGCATTCAGTTTCTGATCAACCCATTCATCTTTGCCTAATGCAAAACACAGTCCATTTCGATGAGATTTACTTCCCGACATATCAGCCAATTTTAAATCTTTAGGAATAACATCAACGTCAATACAATCGTATAATGTTTGTAAATAAAACCATGATGTATAACGGCCAAACTTGAATAAGTTTTTAGTCACACTATTCCAAACATTGTCAAAACCATTCGCAACAGTTAATTGATTGAATCTATTTTCTTGTGTTCCTACTTCATTGTTATGATGTACCCAATTACGATAACTCTCGAATTGTTTAGGTAGATATCCTTTGTTGTATTTAGTATCTGTTTGATAACGCAGTCTGTGATAGTTTTTAGTATTCCAATCAGTGATACGTTCTAAATCAACCAATTCAAAGTCTGGAAATTCATTCCATATAATCCAAGTAGTAGGTAAATGATAGGTAGTTCCATATATCCAAGCAATCCAATATTTTTGTTCAATGTTATGTTCAAATCTATCAAATAAATAATTTGTTAACCATATTGCAGGATCACAATCGCCATGGAGCAAAGACCACCCATACCACTGCACAAATGCTGATTTTCTATTTTCTTTAAGCCTGTAATCCATTACGCAAATAATTTCTTAACCAATACTGACCAACTTGCTGAATTGCATTGTATGTATTGATAGCTTGTTTCTGTGATAGGGGTTGTGTTTCTAGGGCCTCTGATAATAGCTTTTCGCAAACTTTAGGATTAGGTAATACTAAATTAGGCTCGTATAGGGCCTTTTCCCTTAGTTCTTTTTGTTCTTCTCTTGTTTTCATTAAAGGTTGATCAGAGCGTAAACTTCCTGACCTATCAACGGCCCAAAAGACTAATCCATTACGTAAATGCCAAGTTATTGATGACGGGGTGCATGATAGTTTTATTCTTTCCATCTTTTTTTCAAAACAGATGGCTATAAATTCTGACCATATTTTAGACGCATAGCCTTTTCCCTCTTGTCCTTGAACAGTGCATATTTCGTATAAATTAACATACTTAGTTTTCTCACTAATAGTGGCAAAGATAACGCTTTTAATTTCATCATCTTCGTACAAAGCATACGGAGGGTTTTTTTGAAAATTTTTAAATCTAGTCCATAGGCTTAAACTTGCCTGTAAAAACTTAGTATTTTTACCATTGGGGGAATAAGCTAGTGTTTTTTTAAGAGCATAATCCCCGACTGTTTTAATCATTGTAAATCTTTTCCTGCTTCTCTTACTTGTTCTTGGCTTAATTCATCATCTTCAATCTTATAAGAATAACAAGGTAGTGTTTTTTTATATTCACCTTTTAAGCCAGAACGTATTAAAATATTCTTAGTGCTTGTGATGTATGTATTCTCACTATCTTGCAAATACCATAAGGGCCTTTGTTCGTTTCTAAAAAAGTGAATTGTAGGTTTTTTACGCAAATCTATTAATACGACTGCCATTGATGAGAAATAAAATTCAACTAAAGGTTGATTGTTTGCTATCCATGAACGCAAAACAAGTTCACTGTCATTCTTTGTATCACAATAATAACTAAATTTTTCTACCCATAGCTTAGGGTTTATTTGTGTTATAACTCCATTATGTACAACTGCTACATCATTGGTATATAATGGTTGGTTGTATTTTAGGTCAGATGTTGAATATCTCGCATGACCAATAATCATGTTTGTTTTGATATCTTCTAATTCTAAGAGATTTGCTGATTTTGGTATGATCTTATGTTTTATATTTCCGTTATCATTCCACGCAACACCCGTAGCATGACGGCCTCTAATCATTGACTGATTTAATATCTCTTGAAATTTTTTTATATCGACTTGAGATTTACTGTATATTCCGACTACGCCACACAAATTATCTTTGCTTCGCTATCTCTAATTCGTCTATGGCACTTCCACATGCAGTCATTTTTTTTCTAAAATAACAAACAATAGAAATACGTTCAAAAGGTCTGTTGCTATACATCTCAGTATTGCCATGAAGTTCATGAACATCAAACAATGCAAGATCACAATTCCTTACATCAACGGCAACGCCATATTTAGGGATAACAGTATATCCTCCGTCATACTTTCCTGTTTCTAATACTGCAAGATTACCAAAGCCTTCAGGTAAATCACCTTTGTCATAGTGACAAGCAGTTCTAAAATTTTTATTTACAGTGACTGTCGTAAATACTGTGTCTTGAATTTTAAAATCTCTATGTGTTTTATCCCATTCATCTTTTTGTTTTTGCCACCTGTCTGGCAGATATTCTTTAAATTTATTAGAAATATATTGTACATACGGCACTGCTTTTTTGTATGTATTAAAATGGCTATATGTGAATGCGGTTGTTCTGCAATAAGGTATTCTCGCATATCTATCAGCATATCCAATAATACTTGAATTAACTTGTTTTGCTTTTGGTGAATTAGAAAGAGTTCCGTCTTTCTTCAAAGGTATATATCTATATTCATTATCAATTTTACCAACTACATCACCTTGAAAAGTATCACCAACTTTTAAATCGGGTGGTAATTTACCAGACGCAATGCCTCGATTATTAGTCGAGGCAATTGCTTTGCGGAGGGAATAATATGCACTTTCTGCAATATTACTTGGGATAACATTTTTTATTAACACACAAATTGGTTTGCCGTCTTCAGTGGTGACTACTGTATCTTCTTGAAGTAAGTGATCAATGTGACTTTCGTCAATATATTCACCTTCTAAAGATTTTATTTCTTCGTCTGTAAGTTTTGGTTTAAGAGTTATGGTACGCATCTTCAATAGCTTTATAGACTGTATCAGTTAAATTACTTGTTCCATATCTTTCTTGTAGGGTGTCGCACATCTTCTTGAACATAGGCTCAGTTTCAGAACTTAAAAACAATTGCACCATTCGTACCTGTGAAGTGGGTGCTTCTATCTCATCTGTATTAATTTCCTCAACAATGTCATTAGTTGATTCAAATTTAGGTTCCATAGTGACGATCTTTTCAATTTCACTATCTTCAAAACCTAACTTTGATAAATCATAATGATTGTCTAACAAATCTCCAAATTCAGTATTCAGTTTTATAAAATCCCAATCGCTATCTTCATTTAATCTATTATCAGCAATTCTATATGCCTTAGCTTGTTCGGGTGAGATATCAGCTATTAATACAGGAACTTTGTCTAATCCTAATTTTTGACTAGCCTCTAATCTTGTGTGGCCCACAATAACTACCATATCACGATCAACAACTATTGGTTGCTGAAAGCCAAATTCTCTAATTGAACTTGCTACTTTTTCTACATTAAGATTTTTTCTTGGGTTTTTATTGTAGGGTTTAATATCTATCGGGTGAAAATATTTAATATCCATTAATTTAAAGTTATATTCGGTTTTATAGTATATCCCATTAAATCCAAGATCATTTGTAGGCCCTTCTCTGCATCTTCTTTACTATCAAAATTTGCGTATTTAATAAAGGCAGAATATGAGCCGTCCTCCTCTTGCACGATGATATAATTATCTGGTTGATTATCCATATTTTGCGACTGTAGTTTTTTAATTATCGTTGTCAAGATTGCACACCCCATATTTATAATTGACAATTGTGTTTTTATTCATTTTGAATATTTTCCTTCCATGAATGTATTTAGTATTACTAACAAATCTGTCAGTTTTTTTGTTAACTTGTTCAAGTTTGATCATGCTCCTAAGGGCATTGACCAATTTGTAGAAGTAGAATTTAGACCACAAGATCGGCAATGGGCGAAACTCCATTTTATGTCTCGCCATTCGCAATAGCCTCATCTAATTCTTTGATATAACCAACTGACCACGATAATGGCTTCATGCCTTTTTTACGCATATCCATGTCTGATTTAAATTTCCAATCTTTCATTTCTTGATCAGTTAATTTATCTTTGACTTCCGTACCTTCATTTAAAAATCCCTCAGCATTTAACCAAGTACTAGGATATTGAGCAAATTTCTTATCAGCTAAATTACTATAATAACTATTATATTTTTCTGCTAACATCTTTGGTTCCTCCCACCAATCTTGATGAAGTTTACGAAAATTTCGTCTAGCTTGTCCCTTACTGATTTTATAGCAAACATCTTCCCAAAATTTATCAAAGTGTCGTTCTATTATATCTTTATTAGATTTAGATATAGACTTAGATGTAGATATAGAGGCAGTGCGTTCGCTCTGCGTAGGCTCTGCGTTCGCATAACGACTTAAAGCACTTTCCCTATTTTTTTCAGTAATGGCAACGGCACGATCATATTCTTCTTTTAATCTTTTTTGATACCACCCTTTTTCATAACAACTCCCGTCCCTAGTCCAATAAAGTTTTAAAATTTTATCAATTGTTTTTTCTTCTGCGTTGGGGGCAAGACAATAAATAAATTCTATATCATCACATAGATACCCACCCCTTGACCAAGCAAAAAATATTAATCGAAAATAAATACCCAATTCTTCATTGGATAAATAGCAAGTATCTGAATTGAAAGCATCAATCCATAAATTCATCTTCGGCATTTTAGACATTTTTTCATCTCCTGTTAAATAGATTATGGTTATGTTTACCTTAAAAAAAAGTAAAAAAAAAGGGCCAAGACTCTAGAAATCTTAGCCCTTAACAGGAGGAAATAACTATAAGAAAGTTATTAATTTGCACATTACAGTAAAATAACACGAAAACATAGCTAAAAATAAGGGAAAAAAACATTAACAAAATGTTAATCTTTTTGCTTGGCAATTTGTTAAAAATGATAATAATACAATTATAATTATTTACCACAGGAGGTATCTAAATGTACTACAACGAAAAAACTAAAAAAGAATACGCAGGTAAGAATGTAGAAATTTTACAAGCTACAGGTCTTACAGGTGGGTTTGTCACTTTTAGACAAGCTATTGAGATCGGCTATGTAGTTCCTAAAGGAACTAAAGCAGTGGCAAAATTAAATAAGCCACTTTGGGAAACAGTTACTTTGCCTAATGGTAAAATTGACGAAAAATTTTCTGCTAGAAAGTTTTCTGTTTTTCACGTTTCACAATTAACTAAGGAGGATGCCTAACGGCATCTTCCTCACAGGAGGTATTTACAGATGAGTAAACTAAAACAAAAACTATCTAATGAGGTTAATGACTTAGCATGGGACGACACTGAAGATTTGTTAGATATGACACGAGAAATGCACACAATTTATGTTTGGGCATTATACAATGCACCTATCCATAAATTAAGAGAATGGAAAAAAGAATTTAAACAAAATAAAAAAGAAAGAGAACAGGAGGAATAAGAATGAAAGAATTTAAAAATTGTAAATCATGTGACGGCACAGGGATTGTGCCTATCTATGAGGCATTCGAAAAACCATATGAAGAATGTAATGACTGCGAGGGCCATGGGGTGTTCGCAGTTGACGGAACAAAATTTTCAGTCTTACCAATGTTTGATGTTGTTAAACATTTCACTAAGGTTGAGAATAATAATGAGGTGATTTATCATGCTTATTATTTAAAAGGAACGTTGCAGAAAATAATAACAGACGATCAATACTGTCAATTAATACAGGAGGTTTTATAATGTATATTGATGAACTAAAAGTAGAAGTGCTTGATACTTATTACGACACAAAGAAAGAGGAGCAATCTAAAGATACAAAGATTGTTTCTGCGATTAAAATTACTGAGGGAATGAACGCAAAATCCCTCGGTAGATTTCTTGAAGATATATCAGATCATTACGAATTTAGAGGTGGCCATATAAAAGTTATGGTCACAATAGATAAGGGGAAGGATTAATGGAACCAAAAATACCTAAGTTTGAAAAACGTCATTTTGAATATATTGCTTTAATTTTTTTGTGCCTAGATACAGTAGGCACTGAATTAATAAAAGCAGAATTTAGTGATGAAAAGCATTTACAGGATAATTGGCAAACTGTTCAAAAAATATTTATACAGATATTTGCTGATCAATTAGAGCCTACAAATGTAAACTTTAATAAAGAAATGTTTATGGAGGCCTGTAAATATGAACAAAGAACTTAGGCCCTTTATACACATTGTATCAATGTTGTATATTAAATACGGGTATAAAGAATACCCATTATGTAAATACGAACAGGAGGAAGTTAATGCCAAAGATATTGTTGATTATGTTGCTACTAACATCATGCACATACAAACCCGTTATCGACCACAGGGGGAACAAGGGTAGCGAAGTTGCCTATAGGTACAATGATGATTTACAAACTTGTAAAGCTATCGCAAAAGAAAATACCAATACTATTGTTGAGTTCGCTAAAGGAACTTACAATTGGTATATTCGACCACAATTACTTTGGCTTCCAGACAAAGCAGGGTATAGTTATAAACCAATGGTACAAGAATGCTTACAACAACGTGGGCATTCAGTACTAAAGTAAACAGGAGTACGATATGAACTTAACTGAAAAACTATTCAATATTACTCATAGCGTTGAGGGTATTGTTCAACAACAAGCAAAAGGTGTTCCGTATAAGATAACTTCTTGGAATGAAGTTAATCAAAAAATACGAACAAAGTTAAAAGAACATAGGGTGATGATTATGCCCAGAGTTCTTGAACATTCAAAAGAGGGCAATCTTACTGTCGTCAAAATGAATGCTGATATTATCAATGTAGATAACCCTTCAGAAAAAATAGTCATTGGTGATTATTATGGTTATGGAATTGATCAATCAGACAAGGGTGTTGGTAAGGCAATTACTTATGCTTACCGATATTTATTAATGAAATTATTTATGACTAGCGTCGGGACAGAAGAAGATAGTGAATTTTCTAACCCGCCTATCAGAAATAATAATACACAACTAGGAAAAAAAGAAAGTGAGGACAATGATGTCTAATACTACTTGGCTAAACGTCTTTAAAAATCAATACAAAGAACAAGGTGATAACAAACCTTTATATGGTAATGCAAACTTTACTGTCACCGAGCCTTTTTCATTAGAAGTCGGCAAAACTTACAATGTCGCTTTATGGAAAAGTGAGGATAAGCTAGATAAGAACGGCAATCCTTTACAAATGCTTTCTATTAAAATTGAAGAAAAGGAAGATGAGGAAAAATCAGCAACAAAAAATTCTGATTTACCGAATGACCCAATTGACTTCTAAAAATAGAAAAATCATTAAAGATAAAAAATATATGCATTGGGTGTGTGATTCACACCCATGCTATGTTTGTGATTTACAAGGCAAACTAAACTATCATCAAATCCAATTTCATCACTTACAAGGAAAGCACAGGATAGGAGCAATGCTTCGTGATGATAGTACGGGCATACCAATATGTTTTCAGCATCATCAAGATTTAACTTTTAAATATGGTGAGAGAAAATTTTGGGAAATGTTGCAAGTTGATCCGATCAATTATGCAATGGAATTATATTTAGAATATCAACAGGAGCATAAAAAATGACACAAAACGAAACTATATTAAAACACTTAGAAAATGAAAAAGGAATAACACCAATAGACGCTTTGACGAAGTATGGGTGTTTTAGATTATCGGCAAGAGTAAATGAATTAAGGAAACAAGGTTATTATATAGAAACTATTTATAGAACTGACCCAGAAACAAAAAAGACATTTGCTGAATATAGATTAGGCAGTGCTGATTAATGATTAAAAAACAGGTTATCAAAAAAGGACAAATTTGGAAATCTGTTGAGAAAATTCACGGCTTCCATAGATACTTAGTTGTAAAAAGTAAAAGTGGAAGCAAGTGGATATTGTTTAATGGAAAGGAAAATCATAAAATGAGACCACAAGTAATATTTAGGTGGTACACCTTGGAGGAAAAAAATGCTAGATAGTTCAGTCTTTGAAAAATTTAATTTACTGCCAATGAGTTATAGTAAGTTAAATTCATTTCATAATTACCCTTGTCAATTTGTTATTAATAAAATTTATAAGATCGACACCGGAAGCAATCCCGCAATGAGAACGGGACAAGTTGTAGAACAATTACTACAAGATAAATTAACAGGTAAGGACGCTAACATAGATCAAGAACTTTTGGCCTTTGAAGAAATGTTTGCTGACTTTCATGATTCATCGCAAGTAGCAAGATACTTAGAATACATTCCTAAAATGTTTAAACAGTGTGAGCCTTTTTTAAAACAATTAGGGAACTATAAATTACATAGCTATCAAGAACAGATTAACACAACAATCCTCGGTATTGACGTTGTGGGATATACGGATTTTATTTTTGACCTTGATGATGAATTATGGGTTTATGATTTAAAGACCAAAGCACGAATGGTAAAACCTAGTAATTCAGAATATCTACAACAATGGATTTATAAAAAGGCCTTGGAAGAAAAATATCAAAAGCCTGTTCATTGTCATTTGGATATAGTCACCCCTACAAAAAGGCATTGTGAAGAATTAATCTTTAATGAAAGTCATGAGATTGAAGTACATAATAAATTTAAGGGCATGGCTTCACTGTTGCAAAAATGCAACACTCCAGAAGATATTGCTATGTTATATCAGCCAAATCTTGATAGTTGGGAATGGAACGCACAAAACATACCTGCTAGAAAAGAAATCTGGGGAATTTAGCTATATAATGCACACACAGTGCATTTTTATAGTTTTAAAGGAGTTTCTACGAGGATATTGTCTTTTAGGTGCTGAATGCTCTTAAAAAAGGTTTTTTGGGGTATTTTTCTTGCAAAGCTAACGGCAGATTTAAGTATCGTATGACCAGAGCCTTTTTCACCCCTAGATTTCATCGATGAAATATAATATGCGAGGCTATCTTCTCTTTCTAAAAAGCCGATTGCCTTGCATGGCTCAATAACACATTCTTGAAAAAACTCCTCATCAGATAACCAAATATTACTCGTAGAACTGTGGTCTAAAAATTCAACGTATAAAATTGTTTCTAATTTCTTTTCCATGATGTAAAATCAAAGCAATTAACAATTATGGAGGCCATATGAAGTTTTAATTGTATATATAAAAAAATCACTAGATCATTAGGCAAGGTTATTTCGGTAGCCTTGCCTTTGTTATTTTTAGCTTAACAACTTTTGTCTTTGGCATTGCCGTTCTTTTCTTCCCCTTTTTTCTACCAATAATCTTTTTGGTATATAGTTCCGAAATACTGCCAGACGTTGTTATCATTAATGCATTAATCCATGACCAAACCAAATCACAATAATAACTGCGATCAGTTTCCAAAGATTACTCCAAGTCCAATATGGGTCTAGTTCATCTAATACCCAAAATACTTTTTCCATTATCCAATCTTTCATTGATTAATCCTTTCCTTTATATTTATCCATTATCTTTTCGCCAGAGCGTCCAACAATATAACCACCCATGCCTACTAATACAATATTTAATAAACTGTTCTGAACACTCTCGGGAATGTTTGGTGCAGTAAATCCAAACCAATGAGCAACAACTAATCCTGCAAATACTAACATGAGTATAGGCCTCCAATTTCTTTGTAGCCAACCACCCTTTGCTTCTGCCGTAATAATTTGTGCTTGTGCTTCTAGTTCTTTTAATTGGCCAGATAATAATTGTTGTTGAATGGATTGTTTAATCTTTTCAGCTTCTGCTTTGTTATCTATGGTTTTATCTATTGTGTTGAATAAAGTTTTTACCATAGGTGCTACTGCTCCTAGTAAATTTAACATTATGCTTCCCTCATTTGTTTAGCTAATCTTTTTGATCTATTGGGTAGTTGTTTTGCCCATAAACTATCGAGCATTTCACGACTAGCTTTTTTATAATCTTTTTCTTTTAGGGCCTGTTGAAAATTTTGAAAACGCATAAGTTTTGGAAATCCAAGATTGAATGCCATGTCAACTACAACATGAAATGCACTTTCTTCTATGCTTTCTTCATCTATAAATTTTCTAGCATCATCAATCGCTTGGTTTAAATCTCTATGAAAAATAACCATAACTTCTTCATTCGTTAATGGTTTTTCACGATCAATCAAATGCTTTTCATCATCACGAATAAGGTGGCCTACACCGATAGTCCAATTATTTAAAGTGTCTTTATAGGCTTCATATTTTATGCCTTCTGAATGTACGATCTGTTTGCTTAGTTTTTCAATATTCACTTTTTTCTCACTTTCTTAACCTTAGGTAATAGTTCAGTCAAAACTTTACTAATGTCTTGTTGTAAAACATTTAAGTGACCAATGTGCATATCTATACTATTGCGTTGCGTCACTTCAGTTAATTCTTCATTTGTCATTGTTAATCTAATTTGGTTTCCCACTTTAATTATTCTCATATGTAAATATTTTTATCCCAC